TGATGTTCCCGACCGGGCTGGCGGTCCACGCGCAGAACATGGCGCCCGCCGCCTCGGCGGTCACCGACGGGGCGACGATCGACACGCCTGTCTGGTTGGCCGTGCCCGCGCCGAGGGCCGGCGTGCCGATGCCCACGCGGAGCGGCGTGTTCCGCCCGAGGATGCCGTAGTACGGGGACGTCGGGTTCCGCGACGAGTACTTCCCGTCCGCGTTCTTGAACGTCAGGTTGCAGACCTGTGCGTCTGCGCGTGACGCCTCGTCAGCCCGGCCGCGGTTGATCGTGATGCCTGCCCGGACGAGGGTGTCGGTGGTGACGTTCGTCCACACCCCACCGATCTGCAAGTCCACGCGGACGGGCAGCGGGGTCGTCGGCCAGGCCATCAGGCCCGCCCGAACGTGGCCTCAAGGCCACCGCCGATGCGGACCATCTTCCGGATCTTCTGCTTCAGCGTGCCGTCTTCCTCGTACAGGTTGACCGTCAGATTCACCATGCCGCCGCCGCGGCCGGACACCACGCCGCCCCCACCGCTGCCGTTCGGGTGGACGTACCCGTTGTGCCCGAACGTCACGACCTCCGGGCCCTCCTCGCCGACGAGGTACGTGCCGCCCTTGTTGACCGGCCCACCGTCGGCCCGCGTCTGCCCGCCGTACAGGGACCGGCTCCCGCCCGCCTCGGCCACGGCAACCCGGGTGTTCACGTTCACGTACGCGTTGTGAACACCCTTGATCTTGTCGAGCTCCGAGGCCACGTCGCGCATCTTCTTCATCGCGTTCGCGGTGTCGAGCTCGATCTGCATCTTCTTCGTGGTGGGCAGCGCGTCGAGCTTCGCCTTCATCTCCATGAGGCCGCCGCGGATCTTCGCGACGGCGTCGGCGGCGCCGTCGAACGCCCCACCACCGAGCCACTTCGGGAGTTTCGACGCCGCCCGGAGCATCCCCTCGATGATCCCGAGCACGCCGTTCGCGAACGTGATGTAGGCGCCGCCCATGACCTGGACGGCCTTCGTCATCGCGAACTTGATCGTGTCCCAGTGCTTCACGAAGAAGTCCTTGACCATGCCCATGAACCCGGCGATCGCGTGGAACGCGGTGTCGCACATGTTCCGGAACCAGTCGACCTTCTTGTACGCGATGACGAGTGCCAGGCCGATCGCGATGATGATCCCGGCGATGATGAACACCGGGTTCGCCCACATCACCGTCGCCAGCGCGCGCCACGCCCCCGACGTGAGTGCGAGGACCGCGGTGTGAATCTTCATGCCCACGTTGATCGCGAGAATCGCCCCGCCCAGAATCCCCAGGACCGTTCCGAGGGTCCGGACCTTGCCCTCGTTGTTCCCGATCCAGTTCGCGACCTCGGCCATCTTCGTCGAGAACTTCTCCACGTACGGCAACACCATCGCCCCGAGGGTCTCCGCGAGGTTCCCGAGAACGGTCTGCAACTTCACCATCGGGTCCGTCGCCGCCGCGGCCTGACCCCCGAACTCCTTACCGAGTTCCTTCAGGATCAACTTCTGCGCACCGGCGACGTCCCCCGCCTTCACCATCGCCTTGATCTGCTTCTTCTGCTGCTCCGTGAACGACACACCGACCTTCGACAGGGCGCTGATCCCCTTGATCGGGTCGTTCAACGCCTTACCCAGTTGGATGTTCGCGCCCTTCAGGCCCTCAGCGGACACCTCGCCGCCGTTCATCGCCGCCGCCATATCGACCGCGGTCTGCGTGGCCTGGTTGAAAATGTCGTTGCCCTTGCCGACACCGTTCTTCACGTTCGTGAACGTCAGCAGCAACGCGGCCCCCGAGGCGATCGCCTCGTCATCGGCGCCGGTCTTGTTGCTGATCGACGTGGCCAACTTGTCGACCGAGGCGGCGGTCACCCCCGCCTCACCGCCGGTCGACTTCACGACGGCCTCAACCATCCGCGTGACCTTCGCGGACTCCGCGGCGTCCTTCGCGAACCCGAGCATCGCGACCGCCGCCCCACCCATGCCCAGCGCGGCAACCTTGGCGATCTTCCCGAAGGTGCCCTTGAATCCGGACGACGCGGAGTTCAACCCGGGGCCCGTGCTGTCCCTGGCCATGAGGTTGAACAGCAGGCTGACGTCCGGCATATCACTCGCCCTTCTGCGCTTCGTTCATCCGGTCGATGTAGTCGCACGCCCCGTGGAGTTCCTCTCCGCTCAGCAACTCCCGCTGCTCCCACGGGCGGATGCCGAACACCTCCGCTATGACCCAGACGTACCTTTCGGCGCGTTCTTCGAGGGCGCTTTTCCCGGCGCCCCGCCTTCCCGCTCCCGCGCCTTCTCGATCTCCGCGGAGAACATCGACCGCAGCAGGTCGCCGTGCTCCTCGTCGCCGCCGCCCGCGGAGATCCACGCCTCGTAGTTCTCCTCGAGTTCGGCGAGGGACATTTCGATGACGAGCTCGCAGTCCATGAAGTCGGGGGTGTCGCGGAGTTGGTGCGCCGGGTGGTCGCGGCGGATCAGGTGGCAGAGCAGGATCCGGCGGGCCGCGGCCTCGTTCGCCTTGCACCCGGCGACGAACCGCTGCCACGTGTCACCGAACTGCTTCTCGACGATGACCTGCTCGGACACGCGGACACGCGTGGGGTCAAAGCCCCACGTCTGCGAGGGGTTCCCGTCCTCCGGGGTGTACGTGACTATCACGATGTGGTCCTTACGATCTGGCGCGGACGCGCTGCTCGATGACGATGGACAGGTTCTGGACGGCACGCATGACGTCCTTCTTCGCTTCCGGGCGGGCCGCCTGCATGGGCTTGTCGAACCACTCCGGGTTCCCCTGCTGCACCACCCACGCCGACCCCCCGTACACGGGGTGACGGAACTGCGGGCGGTTGAACTTCCGCCCCGCCAGGCGGAACCCCCGCAGCCCCGGTGTGCGGGTCTGCCGGATCGACACCCCCGTCTGGTTCCCCGACAGGCGCACCACCGGCTTGATCGACGACGCAACCGTCGACCGCAGAGACTGACCCTGCGTCAGACCCTTCGACGGGCCCGCGAGGATCGACGACTTCGCCTGCTCGATCGGCCGATTCGCCGTCGCCCGCAGCGTGCGGGTCAACTCCTTGCGGAGTTCCTTCCCGTCAGCCTCGTCCTTCAGGACACGCGCGACAGCGCGGAGCGCGTCCTGCTCGACGGTGAGGACTACCGGGGGCGGCGGCATCGCGGGTCAGGCGGTCGGGCGGGTGATCGCGCCGGACGTCGGGTACGAGACGCCGGGGGAGTTCGCGTCCCCGATCCCACCGCCGATGGGCTGCCACTCCTTGATCAGGATGGAGCCGATGTACGCCGGGTTCGACGTCGACCGTGCGGCGTTCGACGCCCGCACCTCGAAGGCGACGACGGTGCCGAGGAGCGCGAAGATCTGGGAGTCGAGGAGCCCGACCGCCATGTCGTTGAGGGCGTCCCACCCGAGCTCGCCGGACTTGATCCCGCCGAGGAGCACGGTCCACCCGTTGTCTCCGTAGGTGGTGACGTCGACCGCGTCGACTTCGAGCTTCAGTTCGGCCTTCTTCGTGTAGCTGCTCAGGTCGACTGCGTTGATGGACAGGTACTCCGCGAGGAGGACGATCTTGGCCATGACGTGTTACCTCTCTGTTTGGGCGTTACGCCCGGCCGAAGCTGACGACGAACAGGAACGACGGCGTCGTGCCCGAGATGGTCCATGCGGCCCGGAACCAGTCGTCCGTGATCGGGCCCGCGATCCGCATGTGCTGCCCGCCGAGCCCGGTCGCCGCGGTGAACGTGCCGACCGTGACCGGCGACGGGAACCCGACCGCGTTGTCCGACTCGATTCGCACCGTGATCGAGGGCGTGGTCCCCGACACCGAGTACACGTGGAGGTTGCAGTACAAGGACTGATTGGCCGTCAGTGCGCCGACCTGGTTCGCGGTTCCCGTTCCCGTCGCCGTCCGCGCGGTCCCCGGCGGGTGCCCGATGACCCCGCGGACCAGCTTCGTGACACCGGCCGCGGTCGCCTCGAACGGTGCGGCCTTCCCGACCTCGTCACCGACCTGGTACGTGCACTCGAGGGCGTTCGTCAGGTACGTCACCGCCGAGTCGGCCATGCCGTCCGGTGCCATCGTCCACGGCCCGACCGCGCCAAACTGGGCGAACAGTTCCGGGTCCTCGAACGTCGTCACACCGGGGAGCCCCGACTCGAAGAACCCCGCGATAGCAATGTCCGTCGCAGCGAGCCCGCCGAGGAGTTCCGTCCACCCGGCCGACCCGTAGTTCGTGACGTCGACCCCGTCGACCTTCGCCCCGATCGTGGCCTTGTTCGACACCCCGGTCAGGTCCACCGCACCGGCGAACGTCCGAGTGTTCAACAGGACGAGCTTGCTCATGTGCCGCTCCCGATGACTCGGACGGTGAACTCGGCCCCGAGGTACGGGATGCCGCCGTGCGTGTACTCGGTCGGCTCACTGACCCGCTGGACGTGGAAGTCGTCGCACGCCCCCGCGAGCGCGAGCGCACCCGGGGCGCCCTTCGCGGCTTCCATCGCGGCCTTGATCGACGACGCCCCCGACCCGTCGAGGTAGGAATTGAGGAGCCGCTGCCCTTCCCGGTCCGACGTCCTCGACGTCCGCACGTGGATCGTCACGAACATCTCGTCCGTCCCACGACCGAACGTCTTGTCGAACTCGATCGGCTTCAACTGCGCGAACACGCAGGGGGCTTCGATCTTGTCGGGCACGTACCCGTACTGCGTCAGGACCAGAGCGGGCACACCGACAGCGGTCGCCGCCGCGGCGACGAGCCGGTCCATCACGTCATTGACGATCATGCGAACCCGGGCATCATCAGTTGCGAGACGAGGGAGAACACGTCCGGGTCGAGACGGGTCACCCGCACCGCGCCCCACTCCGTCGTACCCGCGACACCCTGCGGAGAGTTCCGGCGCTCGAACAACCTCGACGCTTGCAGCAACGTGGCCTGCTTGACCCTGGGCGGCACGGCAGGCCAACCCCATTTCGCGGTGACCCGGACCTGCGTGACGCCGTCCATGGGCCACGCGGCCTGCGTCATCCGCAGTCCGGTGATGGGCCGCCCGCGCACGATCGCGTTGTCCGGCTGCATCCGGTACGTCGAGGTGACCGCCGTCCACGTACTCGAGCCGGTCTCCACGATCAGCCCCGCGGTGGCGCCGACGTCGTCGATGAGGAGCGTCTGCCCGACCACTTCCTCGACGAGGCCTCGAGGTCGTCATGGGCCGCATCGAGCGCGATCGTCAGGAGGGCGTCACGGTCGACGACACCGGCGTCCATGGTGATGAACGCCTTCAACTCCGCGAGCGTCGCGTACTCGGTGCGGGCCGCCATCGGTCAGAACACCACCAGGTCAGCGGTGGACGTGACGTTCGTGTTCGCGGAATAGGTGAGCCGCAGGTACCGCCACGGGTGCCCGGGGCGCAACAGGAACCGCGACGACGTCGCGGTCGTGATGACAACCGCGGCGACGGTGACCGTCTCCGGTGCCGCCGCCGTGGCGTACGCGACGGGGAAGAACGTCGTCCCGTCAGCGGAACCCTCGATCGCGATGGTCACCGTCGGGGTTGCGCCGATGGTGGTCACGATCGTGAGGAGCGCCGCGCCGGTACCGGCCCCACGGTCGACGACGTTCGTCGAGGCACCGTTACCGGTCTGCGCCGTCGACAGGTTCGCCGCGTTCGGCATCCCACCGCCGGGAGCCTTGACGGTGGCCACTACTCGCCCGCCGTCTGCCGGCGCGGGGCGCGACGCTCGGCCGGGGGCTTACCGCCCAGAGCCTGAATCGAGGCGTCGACCTCGGCGACCCGGTCGGTACGCCCGGCGCGACGGTACCCCTCACGCTCGATCTTCAGCGCTTCGACCATGCCCGCACGCTTCGCTGCGGCGGCGCTCTGCTCGGCGTTCTGCTCGCTCATTCTGATCCCCTCTCAGGTCGATCCGGACCCGGCGCCCACCGGGGAAGTGGAGGGCGCCGGGCAGCGCGGGCCGTGCCTAGAAGGTCGGGGCGATCAGACCGGTACCGCCGACGAGCGACACCGCGATCGAGTCACCCTCGCCGCCGTACCGGCCACCGACCGTGAAGGCCACGTAGCCCGACACGACGAACAGGACACCGAGGCTCGCCGCGGCGGGCTGCTCGGCGCGGATGAGGACCGGCGCCTTCGGGTCCTCCCAGAGGATGCACTCGCGGGACCCGACGTAGATCTCGTCCTCGGTGCCCGCACCGGCCGCCGTGGTGATGTTCGCGTCGACCACGACGGGCATCCCCGCGATGACACCGCGGTACCCGGACCCGTAACGCATCCCGTAGTCCGCGCCACCGTTCATCGGGCCCTGGTTCGCCTGCGCGAGGAACGGCCAGTTCGGGCCGACCTGCGACTGGAACCACGCCCACCGGCGCGGGTGCATGACGAGGAAGAAGTCCCCATCCCCGGCGTCGAGGAGGCCGACCTCGGCGCGCTGCCTGGCGTCGAGGAGCTTCGGGTACGCCTCGGCCGCCGTCGGGCTGGCGTCCGTGTAGGCGACGGTGTTCGACGCGTTCACCGCGTTCGTGAACCCCGACGTCGCCTGGTTCAGGAGGGTGTCGTCGAGCTTCGACGCGTACGCCCGGAACAGGTCGTCCAGCATCGCGGCCTCGACCCCGGTGCCACGCTCGATCGCCTGACGGCTGAGGGTCTGCTGACCGGCGATCGTGAGGACGTTCAGGGTGAGCAGGGTGTCGTCGATGTTCGTCTCGCTGACGGCCGCGTTCTCCGTCTGGATCGCGACCGTGGTACCGGTCGTGATCCGCGAGATGTTCACCGTCATCCCCGACTCGGGGAGGTCGTACTTGGTGCACGCGTCCGCGAAGGGGCGCATCGCGCGGGCCTTTGGGGCGTACAGGTCGGTCAGGTACTGCGGGACGACGAGCCCGGCGAACGCACCGGTACCGGCCGCGCGCTCGGAGAAGTCCTGCCCGCGCTCGATCTCCTCCTCGCGGGAGTGAGCGTTGAGGCGGGCCTGCGCCTGCCCGTTGCCCCGCATCGCGAGGGCGAGGTCCCGGAGGAACCCACCGCCTCGCTTGTCGGTGTCGGGGCTGTACGTGCGCTTCTCGGCGCCGATGACACCGTCGCCGACGGCGGGCTTGCGGACACCGGTCGGGGTGACGTCGGCCTGCGCGCGGGTCGCAGCCTCGTCGGCGGCCTTCTCGACCTCGAGCTCGGCGATCCGGGCGTCGAACCCGGCGACGTCGGCGTCGAGGGCGGACTTCGCGGCGCGGTGCGACTCCACGGTCGCGGGGTCGATCTCCTCGCCCTTGACCTCCTGGCCGCGGAGCTCGGCGAGGGCCACCGTGTGAGTGGCCCGCTTCTCGAGCGCAGCGGCCCGCTTCGTCTGGAGGTTCCTGATCAGGTCGTCAATCGTCATTGCTCTCGCCCCTTTCGGGCATCAGAAGAGTCAGATGCGCGAGGGGGTGTGCGTGACCCGGGAGCCGATGGCGAGCCGGGCCGCAGTGACGAGCCTGCGTTGTTTGGCAGTGTGCCGCTTGGTCGGTGACCTCGACCGGGACACGCGGTTTCTAGCGGAGGAGGAACTTCAGCGCGGCGAGACAGCCGAGGATGATCAGCAACCCGCTGAGGGTGTCGTGCACGAGGTCACCCCCCGACCCGTGCGTGCCAAGCGGCGATCTGCTTGACGAGCCCACGCCCGTACGCCGAGGACCCGTTGTACTTCTTCCCGGCCTTCTGCCACGAATCTGACGCCTTGAAGTACCCGGCGAGGAGACGCATCCCGAACACCATGTTGTCGTACGGGTCCCACGGCTTCAGCCCCTGCGCGACCATCTGCGGGAAGAAGCCCCGGTACGTGATCTGCGACGGCCCGACCCCGTTCGACTGCCGCCCCTTCTTGGCGACCATCCAGATGAACAGGCGGTAGTTCGCCTCGTTCACCTCGTCGGGGAACCCCTCGGCCATGCCGTTCTTGTCGGCGCCGTAGGTGTTCCGCCCGCCGGACTCGCGCTCCATCAGGGCGCACGCGACGTGGAATGGGAGCCCCGCGGCGGCGGCGGCCCGCGCGATGAGGTCCACGTTCACAAGGACGTGGACACCGCCGACCTTGTAGTCGGCGGCGATCTGCTGCTGCTTCGCGGTCGCGGTCACCGGAGGTCGGAGTCGAGGACACAGAGGGACCGTCGCGCGGGGGCCGCGGCGAACCGTGCGGCCAGGTCCGCGTACGCCGCCCGCTGCTCGGCCTCGGACGCGCCGGCCAGAACCTCGGTCAGGGCGGGGGTACGCATCTCGGCGATGGTGTTCGGGTTCGCGCCGTACCCGCAGATCGCGACGTCGCCGCGGTGAATGTCGGCCTCCTGAATGTGGTACTCGGTCCAATCGGGGGACCACTGCCCGCGGATGATCCGGAACTTGAAGCTCATCTCCGTGACCAGCCCGGAGCGGATCTTCCGCGCGATGTACGCGACGTCCGTGTCCTCGAGGTCGAGCTCGGGGGCGAGACACTCGAGCCCGTCGCCCGTCTCGGTCAGCGCGAGGTGCCCGACGGACCCGGCCGCGATGGTCGTCCGCGCGATGCGCCGCAGGTCGACGTGCTGCAACACCAGGGGCACGTCCAGGTCGGCGCGGGCCAGCGACACGGCGAACGCCCCGGGGTCGACAGACTCCGTGTACGGCCCCGCCCAGTCCCACATCTCGTACCCGGCGTCAGTCCTGCACGCGAGGCCCCAGAACTCCGACCCCGCCGCCGAAGTACCCGCGGCCCGGATCTCCATGGACGCCGACGTGACGAGCCCCCGGAACGACTGCGGGTCCTCACCCGCACGCCGCTCGATTGGACGCCCACGCTCCCGGCTGACGTACCGCCCACCCGCGGCGCGGGCCTCTGCTGCTGCGCGAAGCTGGCTCACGGTGACCCTCCGGTCTTTGGTGCTACGGGCTTGTCTGACGGCTTGCCGAAGAACCGATCGAACTCGGCGATCTGCTCGTCGGTGAACGGGGCACGGTCGACGATCGCGCGAGCCTCCGACGGTGCGATCTGACGGGACGTGATCTGCCCGGCCAGCATCGTCGCCTGCGCCGACGGGTCCATCTGCAACAGCGCCGAGCGGTTGAACTTCATGAACCGCGGGCGGGCGAGCACCCGCCGGCTGAAGGTGTTCTCCCGCCGGATCAGCCCCGGGTTCAGGTGCATGATCAGGAATTGAAGGTTCCGCTGACTCATGTTCGCGTACGTGATCGACTGCCCCGACAAGGCCGCGTCGATCAGATCCGCCGGGACCCGCAGGTACCGGGCCACATCGACGAGCCCGGCGTTCTTCGCCTCGAGCCAGTTCGACGTCTCCATCTCCGCTTTGATCATGTTGTATTCCCAGTCCTTGCCGTGAACGAAGACGTCACCGGCACGGGTCGTCGCCTTGAACTGCTGCTTCACCTCCCGCGCGAGGTCGGGGTCGACGGTCTTCTCGGAGTTCTTGAGCGTGCCACTCGGGACCGCCCCGGCGCCGAACCAGTCGAGGGCGAACGCCTGGATCGACGCGTACTCGCCGAGCGTCCACGCCGCATACGCGATCGGGGACAGCCCGACGTGGCACCCGCCGATGGTGTTCTGCTTCTCGTGCCACACGTCGAGCTTCGGGTACTCCACACCGTGGTACCGGAAGCCCCACAACTCGCCCCCGCGGATGAGCACGGACACTCCACCAGCGGCCCAGAGGTCTACACGGGCGGGGAACCCGAGGGCGTCCCGGGCGGTGATGAGGCCGAACGTGTTCCCATACCGGTCGAGGTCGAACTGCGAGGAGTACGCCCACTCGCACCAGTCGACGTCCGGCCCACCCGGGGTCACGAAGAACGACGTCAGCGGGACCTCGAACCGGATCCCACCGGCCTTCCGGTAGTTGTCCACGGGGAACGTCGACACGAGGTCGGCGCGGATCGTCAGCGCCGCCCACACCGCTGAGTTGCGGAGCGCCGTGTCGGCGGTGATGTTCACGCCCCCGGTGCGGGCGAGGGTCTGACGGCCCACCAGGTCCCCCGCCCCGAGGAACTGGATCTCACGTCGGTTCCACGGGAACAGGCTCACGCGTTACGCCCCGTCAGTCAGCTTGCGCGGAGGGCGCGCAGCGGTCGCCGACCCGAGGAGCACAACCACCCCAGCGAGCGCCAACGCGGCCGGGCCGACCCACACCCACAACGCGGCAGCGAACCCGGCCGCGACAAGCAGCAAACCGAGAACGTCGAGGGCGGTCGTCACAACCGCGAGGGAGGGCGCGCGCACCCTCGCCACGGTAGGACCCCGGCCGTGACCTCGACCGGGACACGCAGCGGTCAGTCCCAGAGGATCGAATCCCGGGCGTCGTAGTCCCCGGCGGCCCCGCCCTTCGCGGCCCACGCCGCCCCCGCCGCCGCGTACGCGGCGTCCACGTTCCCCGCACCCTTCCGCGTGAACCGCCAACCATCGCCCGACACGAGGCGTTCAGCACCGCACAGGTGCGCCGTCAACAAGGCGTCGTCGCGGTGCACGACCTGGCGGGCCCGGATATCAGCGGCCAACCCCATACACGCCTCCGACACCACCGACCCCTTGATCTCCTCGAACCCCAGATCCCGCAGGAACCCCGCCTTCGCCGCCGCCGGACCCGTCGGGAAGAACCACCGGCCGACCGGTTTCACCCGCTCCAACCACCCCGGCAGGTCCACCTCGAACGCCGCGTACGACGTCCACGCCTCCACGACCTCGAGGACCACGCGCCCGTCAGCCGCCACGGCCGCCGCAACCAGGGTGGCGTGCTCCCCACGGTCGCCCTCCGCGAGCTCCACACCCACGTACACCCGGTCCCGCAACCCGTCCAACGAACCCTCAGGGTCGGCGCAGTCGTCCCACCCGAGGCGATCCACCGCCCCACGCAACTGCTGCACCCGCTGACAAAGGCACTCGGTGCGGTAGACGTTCGGTGGGTCCGTCGCCTGCGCGTTGTCGAGCGCCGCCATGGAGAGGCGCCCGTGCCCCAGTGAGGGGTTCGCCGCGGCCCGCGCGACCGGGTCGTCAAGGTCGCACCCGTCCGGCGCCGAGTACTCGAACAGCCCGATGCTCGGATCCCGCCCGGACAGGGCCGCCTCCCGCAACGAGTTCAGCACCACCGACTGGTCATCCCCGGCGTTCGACATGCAGATCGTCAACGCGTTCGGCCGGGCCAACGTGGTCTTCGACAGGGCGGACCAGGCGCGGGAGTCGCGGTGCGTGCGGAGCTCGTCGAGCACCAGGAGATCCACACCCTGCAAGCCACGCCCGGCGTCCTCCGTCGTCGCCTTGATGATGAACTCCGCACCGTTCCGCAGCACCAACGCCTCGGTGCCGTTGGCCGTCCTCACCGTCTCAATGTCCGCGTCCAACTCCGGGTCCGCTGTCTTCGACTTCGCCATCTTCACCGCCGCGATCCACGACCGCTTCGCGATATCCCGGTCCTGCGCCGTCCCCACCGCAAGCTTGATCCGCCCCGTGAACACCGCCCACAAGATGAGCACCTGCACCACCGTCGTCTTCCCGTTCTGCCGGGCCACGAGGAGCAGCAGCACCCGGAACCGGTACGTCCCATCCGGGTTCAACTCGAGCGCGTGGACCAACCACCACCGCTGCCACGGGTCGAGCTCCACCCGCAGCATCACCGACGCGAACGCGATCACCCGGAACCCGTGCGACGTCTCCGGGGTCAACTCCCGCAACGGCGGCGTGAAGATCCGCGCCGACTCATGCCCCATCACCGGGGCCGCCGTCGTCGTCACGCCCGGTCGGCCTGCGCCTCACGGCGCCACGCACGCGCTTCCCGCCGCTTCAGCGGGCGCACCTCGGCCCGGGCGTACCCGCGGCACTGACGGCACACGCACAGCGACCACCCGCGGAGGCGCCCAGCCATCAGAACTGGCCCGACGCGAGAAGCCCCGCGCCCTTCACCGGCACCGCCGAGGCGCTCGCACGAGTCGCCTTCAACTCTCGCAACAGCTGCACGTACTTCGGCACCAACGTCCCAGCGTCCTTCACCCGGTCCAAGCCGTACACGGAGTCGTCCAACAGCCTCGCGACCCGGTACAACGCGGCCACGATCGCCGCATCCGACGGCCCCGGAGGCGGCACCAACCGCGCCAACGTCCGCTCCACCTCAGCCTCGAGGCTGTCCCGACCACCCCCCGCCGACGGCCCGGAACCGGGTGCCTCGGCAACCGCCGGCGGGGGAACCTGCGCAGGGAACACCGGGACCAAGACCAACGCACCAGGCGCCGCACCACCCGGCCGCCGCCGCTCCCGCGTCGCCTCCCGATCACACGGCTTACACACCGCCCGCACACCCGACTTCCGCCGGGCGTCCTTCGCGAAATCCGCGACCGGACGCGCCACCTCGCAGCGTGTACACGTCCGCTCGTCACTCATGCACCGACGGTAAGCCCGCCCGCGCGACCTCGACGCGACACCGCGCGACGCCCGGCGCCACGCAGGGGAGGGAGAAAGTGAGCGGGCCT